GAGCAAGTCGCGGAGGCAATGCAATGAGTTCAGTCGAAGGGTGGGAAGGTTTAAGTCCAGCGTTCGCTGAACCGCCAAAGGCGGATGAGATTGATCTATTGTATGGTCGGCTCTTTAAATCTGAGGAAGGCCAAAAGGTGTTAAGTCACTTGCGGCAGATAACTATCGAACAACCCTCGTGGTATCCAGGTGAGGATGCAAGTCACGGGTATGTCAGAACTGGCATGGCCGAGCTTGTTCGCCTAATCGAGCGTAGGGTAGAAAGGTCAAACAATGTCTGATGAGACACAAGTAGCAGAAACGGAAGCGCCCCAGGAAGGGCTTGTAAACTTTCAGCAAGAACAGGAAGTCCAAACCGAAGATCCTATTCCGGTACATGAACCGCAAGAGGATGCATCCTTTAACGATGTAGATGATGATGACTATGAGCCGCTAGAACGGCCTGATTATTATCCACAGAAATTTTGGGATGAGGATGGACCCGATGTTGAGAAACTCGCAAAAAGCTATGCCGAGCTTGAAAAGGCATTCAAAGCCGGGAAGCATAAAGCTCCTGAAGATGGTTACGATGTGGAGAGTTTGGTTGATCGAGGTCTCGATCTGGAAGATCCGGCTACAATCGCGTATCAGGAGTGGGCGCAGAAATATGGCATATCTCAACAGGCGTTTGAGGAATTGGCTGGTAACATCCTGGAAATGAACGGCGAAGCGGAATCCGCGATGCAATACGATCAGCAACAGGAAATGCAGAAGCTAGGCGCGAAGGCTCAAGAGAAAATCACATATCTCGAGAACCACATCACAAAAGCGCCATTGAACCAGGCGGAACGTAATGCTCTGGCAATGAGCTTAAACAATGCTGACAGCATCAATGCGATGGTCAAGTTTATTCAAGGATATACCAACGAAGGTATCCCGACAGAACCCGTTGTTGCGACACCTGAAATGAACGTCCAAGACCTTCGCCAAGCTATCGCAGACCCTCGATGGACAAGCGATCCAGTGTGGCGCACAAAGATCGAACAACAATGGGCTGCGGCCAACAGCTAGATATTGTTGCAATATAGCAAGCTTGCGTGTATATGTGGTGTAACGGCTAACCGCTGCGCGGCCCGTAGATCTGGTAAACCAGTGGTGGGCGCGGCCACATTCGCGCAAGCAAACTGCCCGAGATACATCGGCCAACAGTATGCGTTCTTAATGGAAACCTAATAGGAGGCTTCTGCTATGGCGCAGAGTATTACTAACGCCTTTGTAACTCTCTTTGATGAAGAAGTTAAACAGGCATATCAGGGCGAGGCCCTACTTCGCGGCACCATGCGTTCACGTTCTGGTGTCCAAGGCAACACTGTAAAGTTCCCGAAAATCGGCAAAGGTGTTGCAACAGTTCGCGTTCCACAAACAGACGTTACACCGTTGAACGTGACTTATTCACAAGTAACAGCGACAATGACAGATTACATTGCGGCTGAATACTCAGATATCTTCCACCAATCACATGTGAACTTTGATGAGCGCCGTGAGTTGGTACAGGTTGTATCTAAGTCAATCGCTCGTCGTATGGACCAAATCTGCATCGACGCATTGAATGCAGCGGCATCACCATCAACAGTTGCAACTGGTGTTGGCGGCGCGGCATCAAACATGAACATCGACAAGCTACGTGCGGCGGCAAAAGCGTTGAACGAGAAAAACGTTCCAGCGGAAGGTCGTCACCTGTTGATGCACTCATCACAGCTTGACGCTCTACTAGGTGAAACAGAGACAACATCTTCTGATTTCGCTACAGTAAAAGCGCTTGTTCGTGGCGAGATCAACACGTTCATGGGCTTCAACATTATCACAATGGGTGATCGTGACGAGGGTGGCGTTCCAAAGCCATCTACACGCACATGTTTCGCATGGCACCAGGACTCAATGGGTTATGCTGAATCAATGTCTCAGAAGTCAGAAGTAAACTACATCCCAGAGAAAACATCGTTCCTAGTAAGCTCAATGTTCTCAGCGGGTGCTGTTGCGATTGACGACGAAGGCATCGTCAAGATCTCATGTACTGAATAAGAAGGAGATTGAAACATGGCATTCGCACAAGCAAATTGGTCAACAGTATCAGCTTCTAAAGCTGGCTCAGCACCAAGCGTATACACATATTCATCATCTGCGGATAACAAGGCAGCGGTTGCTGGTTCTGGTTACTTCAATGATGTTGAGGGTCTAATCACAACTGGTGATTTGATCTACACATATGCATCAGATGGCGGTCAAACATTGGTCGCTACAAACACTGCTGGCGTTATTACAACGACTGCAATCTAATACTCCGGGGGGCTGGGCAACTGGCCCCTCACACTAACCTGGAGGACCAAAATGGCAACTGGTGACACAGACGTTTCAATTTGTTCGGATGCTTTGATCCTTCTAGGTGCCGAGCCGATCACATCATTCACTGATGGCAGTGACTCTGCTCAGGCTTGTTCTCGACTATATCCAGATCTACGCGACACAATCATCAGTTCGTATGTCTGGTCTTGGTCACTGAAGAAATCACAAATCGCTAGATTATCAACGGCCCCCATTAATGAATGGCAGTATGCCTATCAGCTACCAGGGGACATGTTGTCTGGTGTATTAGCCGTGTTCGAGACTGCTGGAACGACAGAAAGATCACGCCGCTATGGATGGGAAATCTATGGCGAACAATTATTCACAAACATGGAAACGGTCTATATCGATTACCAGCAATCGATTGTTGAAAGCAAAATGCCCGTGTATTTCGTGCGTTTGTTGAGAACTGCAATGGCTGCGGAGCTTGCAATCGTTATCACGGACCAAGCGTCTAAGTCAGACTATTTCCGCGCCCAAGCATTCGGAACGCCTATGGAGAACGGTAGAGGTGGTTTGATGCGTGAGGCAATGAACATCGATGCCCGTGGCCAATCCACACAGATCGTTGAGGATTATTCTCTAATCGAAGTGAGAAGCTAAATGCGCGTAACACAGTTTCAAACAAACTTCTCAGTTGGGGAACTAGATCCGTTACTTCGTGCGCGTACCGACTTGCAGCAATATCAGAACGCCCTAGAGGAAGCGACTAACGTGATCGTGCAGCCCCAGGGTGGAGTGCGCCGACGGGATGGTTTGGAGTTTATCACAGACTTCGGCACAACCTTTACTAAGTTTAAGCTGATCCCGTTTGAGTTTAGTGTAGCAGATAGCTACCTCTTGGTTTTTGTTGTTGGCCGGATCTATGTTTACAAAGCGGGGGTTCTGCAAACCAACATCAATGGATCGGGCAATGATTACCTGGCTGCGGCTGCGATAACCTCTGATATCCTTGATAACCTACAGTATACTCAAGCGGTGGATACTTTGATCCTTTGCCATGAGGATCTGCAAACAAAACGCTTGGTGCGCAATGCAGATGATAACTGGACCCTAGAGAACCTGCCGCTTACGAACCTTCCTAAGTATGCGTATGCGTTCGATACGCACCAACCAAACTTTACGATCACACCGAGCGCGGTTAATGGCAACATTACGATCACTGCATCGAGCGTAACAACGGACACTGGCACGGCGCAAGCGGGTGGCGCAAACACAATCACTCTAAAAGCTGCAACAACCTACACATCTGATGATGATCCTAATGGAATGTTTATCACACTAACATCCGGTACTGGATCTGGGCAAACCCGGCACGTCGAGGACTATGTGGCGTCCACAAAGGTTCTAACAGTCTATCCAGCGTGGGATACCGAGCCTGATGCAACTACTGGATATAAGGTCGAAGCGTTTGCCGAGGCAGCGGTTGATGAATATGCCCAGGTCACAAAGACATTTGGTCGTGCGCGTTATGTCGAGTTTGTAAGCGCAACATCAATGAAAGCGGTTGTTGAGGTGCCTTTCTTTGACACAAGCGCAATCGTTGCTGGTGAATGGGAAAGCGAACATGGTTATGAGGATGTATGGTCAACAACACGGGGATGGCCAAAGTCGGCAACATTCCACGAGGGACGCTTGTATTTCGGTGGATCGAAGTCCCGCCCCAATACGATATGGGGATCACGGGTTATTGATTACTTCAACTTTGATCCTGGTACTGGATTGGATGATGAGAGCGTAGAAGCGACGATTAACACCAATCAGCTAAACGCGATTGTAAATATTGTTGCATCGGCAGACTTGCGGATCTTCACAACTGGGGGCGAGTTCGTTGTTATCCAATCAGAGGATAGCCCAGTTACCCCTGCTAATTTTCTTGTACGTCCACAAACAAGACTTGGATCAAAACCTGGGGTTCCCACCGAGGATCTGAACGGTGCGTCTGTATTCGTGCAGCGGCAAGGTAAATCCTTAAACGCTTTCCAGTTCGGCTCTAATACTAAGTCATATCAGATCCAACAGGTTTCTGTGCTATCGTCGCACCTTATCAAGGACCCGGTTGATCTGGCCGCGCGTCGATCAACATCAACGGATGAGGCAGATACCTTGTTCTTGGTCAACGGTGATGATGGATCGATGGCCGTGTATTCCGTTTTAGTCGGACAGAATGTCATTGCTCCTAGCCAGTTTACAACTGACGGAGAGTTCATCGCAGTAGCGGTTGAGGTTTCAGATGTTTATGTAATCGTAAAACGCCGCGTTGATGGGGACGATCACTACATGTTGGAGAAGTTTAACTCTGATCTAACCGTAGATAGCGGTAAGAGCGGCGGAGCGGCCGCGTCAGTAACGATGGAGCATCTTGAAGGGAAAGAGGTCGATGTCATTCGTGATGGCATTGTGGAGGCCGCACAGACAGTCCCAGGATCTCCATACACTGTTACGTTTGATCGAGCAGCCACAACAGATTACCAGGTCGGGCTAGATTACACGGTTACAGTTAAGACAATGCCGACAGAACCAACGTTGCAATCTGGATCTGTCCAGGGCGTTCGTAAGCGGATTGTCCAGGTGGACGCAATCGTAAACCAGACAAAAGACCTGGTGATTAACGGAAAGCAGATCTCGTTTAGAAACTTCGGCGCGGGTGTTTTGGGGCAAGCGGTCCAGCCATTTACCGGGGTTAAGACCGCGCACGGCATTCTTGGCTACAGCGCAACGGGTCAGATAACATTAACGCAAACGGTTCCATTGCCTATGACGGTTCTTGGTTTGGAATACAAAATGAGTGTGGGGAACTAGATCATGTCATCAGCGGGACCAGCAATATTTCTAGCATCTAAAGCGGTAGGCGCTATGGCTACGGCTCAAGCGGGTGCAGCAAGACGGCGAGAATATGAGCAGCAAGCGGAAATGGCTGAACTCAAAGGTCGCGCGGAAGCGATTGCATATAAGCAAAAAGGCGCAGAAATCTTGGGTCGATTGAACGAAACTCTTGCAGCTATCATCGCACGTGGCGCGGTGGGTGCAGATCCTACATCTGGCAGCGCAAGAACGCTTGCAACTGCATCAACTGCCGATGGTGTAACAGAGTCAAATATTGCTGCGGATAACGCTATTGCCGCAGTGAATCAGGGTATAATGCAAGCCGAACAATATAGAGAAGCTGGAAAGACTGCGCAGCAAACAGCAAACATGCAAGCAATTTCTTCATTCGGCATGGGATTGTATCAATACGGTAAACTGATAGGTTAAGATATGGCTTTACTACCAAAGTATCAAAAGACAGGGATTAAAGTCCGGCAACCTAACAATATAGATTTTGCCGCAGCAAGAGAACAGGCGCGGTTCGGAGATGTTCTTTCTCAACAGCTAGATCGAATGAGCGAGTTTGCATTTAAAGAGGCATCCTTGCAAGCCGAGGAGCGTGGCCGTGAGCGAGTTCGAGAGCAAGGCGCAATCAATACACTTAAGCAAATAGAAGCCAAGGGTGGCCCATATACTATTGCTGAACGATCTGCGTTTGAAGCGGCAAATAGGGTTGCAGTAGTAGAAATTGAGACTGCGGCACGTTCTGATATGAGAACACTCATTACTCAGGCCGATGAATCAAACATGGCTATGAGCGTATTTGCTGAAAAGATGAGCGATATCCGCGATGGCTATACTGCATCATTGCAAGTTGTAGATCCTGTTATGGCGGGTGTCCTTGGCGCACGACTACAAGAGGATTCAGTATCTTTTGATAATCGGTATGCCGAGATTGTTCAGCGCAAAGCTAAAGCTGCGTGGGCGGCAACCACAGAGGTTATTCTAAACGAGGGCGTTCAGAAGATTATGGACGCGGCTCTACAAGAGGGATCTGACGTAAAAAATGAAAACGGCCAAAATCCTATTGAGAAAGCTGCGGCCGATCTGTTGGCGACAGCGCAAACTCGCGGCGTAAATCCAAAGAAAGCACAGAATCTAGTTGATAAGGCTGTAAATTCTGCGTTGCGAGAAAACATCGTGTTCCGCTTTAATAACGCGGCTGGCATTCCAGAAAAGCAAGCTATCTTGGCTGAACTAGAGGATAGCGACACATTTGCTGGCATGAACTATGAGCAAAGCTTTAACTTTAAGCTTCGATTGCAGGGCAGCATTGATCGAGAGATAACAGAGGGCCGCGCTGAGTGGGGTGAAGATTACGATAACGCCATGAGGTTCATCGCGCAAACTGGTCGTTTCCCTGATGGGTTTTCTCCTGATGAAGAAAGTCTGACCGTTCTGTTTGCAGAAGATCCTGAAAACTTAGACTATATGCTTAGATCACTTGGTGTTGCCGAGGAAGATGCGGTTAAATATGGTGGTCTTTCTACAATGACGTTTGAAAGATCTAGTGAAGTCGTTGCGGAAATGATTGACGATTACAATACAGCCGTTGCGGAAAACAGATCTGCCGATGAAATCAAGGCGCTAAACGATAGACGTATTGCATTCCAAACCGCTGCATCAGACAAGCTGGCTGCGATACAAACGGATGCTGCTCAATACATTCTTGACACAAACCAAGAGGCGGCAATCTCAGCGAACAAACTTATGCAAGCACTATCGGCGGGGGATATTGATGGTGCGACACAGAATGTCACTGCACTGCAAGCGCAGCTAAACAATGCGTATAATCAGATTGGAGTTCCTACTGATTATCGTCGCGTAGTTCCTAAGAAGATGGCGGCTGATATTGTTGCGATGCTAGAAACACAAGCCACTGAAAACCCAAGTGTTGCTGCTGCATTGTTTCAAGAGTATAGAAATGTTTTTGGCGATCAATCGAATGCGTTTTTACTTAATCTGAAACAAGCTGGGCTAAAACCAGAGTTTGCCGAAGCGATGCTTACTAACAAGCCTGGGGTTCATACCGAGCTAATGCAGCTTGTAAATGAAGATGTCAAAGAGTTGCAAGATCGCGTCAAACCTGGCAAAGCATCGGAGGCAATGAATATGCTCCGAGAGCAACTTGCGCCATATCAAAGCGCGTATTTGCAGGGCGGCGGCAATGTGGCTGGAGATGATTTTGATAATGCTATGGCCGTTGCTGAAAAGTATCTATATGACTACATGTCAAAGCATTCTGGCACCGAGGGCGATCCGCAGAACGCCGTAAAGTATGTGCTAGACAATCTGTTCCCAGAATATGAAAATGTTATTAATGACGCGAACGGGAACTATATTGTCCCAATCAATTACAATGCCAATGAAATCGATAGCATGTTGGGTAACTTCTTTGGGCGTCAGGGCGTTCAGATGCTAGAGAAGTTGGACGTACAGCCTTTGAACATGGCGACAACACCAGAGGCACAAGGTTACATTGATAAAGCGGTATCGCTTACCAATCTTGCGCGTCAAGGTTATTTCCTGAACAATTCAACTGGTGACGGTGTTGTGCTTCACTATAAAACCAAAACTGGCAAACCTATTATGGCTAAAAACTCCCAAGGAGAGCCGATTGATATTAAGTTCAAAGACCTAAGAAAAACAATCAACATGTTACAGGTTGGTCCAGATGGTGTGACGCCAGCGCAAGTTGAGGAAACATCTGTTGCCCCAGCGGGTGCAGAAATGCCAGGCTTTGAAGATGCGGTTAGCCCAGAGGCTATGCGTAATATTGAGGCTGGACTAGCAGGGGCATTCCCACAGCCAAGCGGGTTTACCGCCGAGGCGATACCTGCCGATCAAGCTGCAAGTGTTGCGGAAAGAAACGTAGCAAAAACAGATCTTATGCGAGAATATGTAAGCTCTATACCTGATGATGCGACACCGAAAGAAGCGAGAGAATTTTTTGATCTTATCCAAAGTGAAGTCAGAGATCCCGACATTGGGCCTGATCAAATGACTTCTTTTGAGGAGTTCCGCGAGGGCAAAGAGCAAGCGTCTGAACCTCAGGTTGAAGATGAAAATATACCTACGCCTCAAAGAATAGAAGATACGGAAGTAAAACGTGGGGATACAACAGTGCGGCTAGGCGATTATGAAACAGAAGGGCAAGCCAAGGCGGCATACAAAGTGCTATACAAAAAACACCCAGAACTAAAAGAATATCCTCCGGTTATTCAGCGCTTGGAAAGAGTTAAACAAGGCAACGTTAGAGCAAAAGTGATCTATGTTTTGAAATTATATGGATTTGAAAACAGGGATGAAGCTATACAATTTTCAGGAAACAAAGATTTTAAAGCGTCTGTAGTTCAACAAATGTAAAGGCACATAAATGCGCACTAGGCAGTTACAAACGGAAAACTCAATACTGCGGCAGATAGCCGGGGATGATCTTTCAGTTACGGTAACTGATCAGTTTGGCGCATCTTTTGACATGCCTACTATGGGGGAGCTTGCCCTCAACCAAATCTACATGGCAAATGCCGACACAGATGCTCGGCGTCAAGCGTACCAAGAAATAGAAGCGGAACTACTGCAAGAGCAAAGCACTATTCGTGATGCTCTGATGGAGGAGTCAGACCCGGCTGAAAGGCAGCGGTTACGCAATAAAGCTATCGAAGTGTTCGGTCAGATCGGCAACTACAACACTGACCGTGTTACGCAAAAAGCGATTGATATGGGGCTTATCAAAACTGCTGATGAGCTAAATGAAAAGTATGGCGATGGCTTGCTTGTTGTTGATCGCCCTATGTCAGAAGAAGAACACGAACTTCTTTACAAAGGCAAAAAAGAAGAAGCGATCCGTAACGCTATTATCCAAGCTGGACCGACAGGTATCTTGCCGACAGTAGCGCAGTTTGCGGGTGGGTTTGCAGGTATGGCCGTTGATCCCCTAGAAGTTGCCACAATGTTTATTCCTATCGTTGGCCCAGCGGGTCGCGCAAAGGCAGTAGCTAAGTTTGGTAAGGTTCGTGGCGCTGGTATAGTTGGCGCAAGGGAAGGCGCGTTTGGTGCGGCAGTTACAGAGCCGTTCTATTATGGCATGTCTGCAAGCCAGCAACTCGATTACACAATGTCTGATGCATTGTTCAATGTGGGCGCAGGGTTCTTTCTTGGTGGTGCTATCGGTACAGTAGGCGGAGCTATTGGCGCTAGATACGTTGATGATGAGCAAGTCCGGCAGATGGCCCGTCAAGCTGACATGGTGGATCTTGATGAGATCCTAGAGGCACGGAAAGGCCCACCAAAGATTTCTACAGAGCAAGCTATTGCCGATACAGATAAGGCGATTGCGAATATACGCGGCATGTATCAGATCATGGGCGGTCCTGTTACACATGAGCTTGCGGTTCGTCAGTTTGCCTTAGATCAAAACATACAAGTCGATTTGATTGCGCCAACAAAGGTCAATCCGCCAGAAACGCTATCGCAGTTCGTTCGCTCTAAGGGCGGCATCAATGATCAAGATCCTACGTTTAGAGGTGAGCTTGCGGCCATAGGTATTGAAGGTGCGCGTTCTTACAAGAACAGCAAAGGCACACAGATCAATCGTGTTAGCAATACAACTGCCGAGACAAACCTAGAAGAAATGGCGGATCTAGCATTTCAGAATGGGTTTTTAGAAACACGCAATCCGAGCGAGTTAGTCGAGAGACTGCGGGATGAAACGCGCGGCAACTATACGTTTTCTAAAGCAGATCAATTCGAGGCAGATCAATGGCGTGAGTATTATGAGGGCCAAAACGACTTTGAGCGTGAAGTAGAGTTCCGCCAAGAGATCCGCAAAGAATTGGAAATGGTCGGTATGAAAGATATTACCGATGATGAAGTAGCTCTGATTGCTGATCGCATGGCGCGTACTGGTGAAGAAACAATAGATGCAGCACAGGCAGTTGCTATTAAGGTGCAAGACGTTAAGGCAAGAATGATTGCTGAAACAACCGTGCGCACAGAAGCGGAGAAGCTTGCTGACTTTGAGGCATCTGCAAGAGCCGATCAAGTGACTGATGAGATCCCGTTCGATGAAATAAATGAACGCCGAGAGCAAATGATAGAAACCGCTCGGGCGGCGGATGAGCTAACAGATGAACAGAAGCGTTCACTAGAAGAAATGGATGAAATAGATCGCAACCATGAGGCGCGTGTCGAAGTTATCCAAGCTGGTATTAGATGTGTGGCGAGGTCGTAGATGGCAGATTGTTTAGCAGAAATCGATAAGGCAAATGCCAAGCGGCTATCTGATGATGAGCTTGTTGAGATCATTGAGGATCTACAAAACGAAAAAAAAGCGCGACAAGCGGCTGGTCGTTTGGATGAAGTAGAGGATGCTATCTTTGAACGTGGCAACAACCTGATCAAAGATGCTGACATTGCTAGAAAGATTGAGCGCCGGAATAGATACATCAACATCATGGTTGAGCAAAAGGCTATGGCTCGTGCTGACGCGGCTGATAAGCTTACTGGTGATCCATCGCTTGGCCTGGAGTCATTACTTGTTGGTGTGAATGCCCCATTCGAAGGCGCAAGCAAATCTGTAGACTCAATCAATCAGGGCTTGGTTAGCGAGTTTATGGGTGGCTTTATAGCAGACCTCAAATCTGCGGGGCTACACACAAAGTTCAACAACATGAAGGGAGACTTCGAGCAAGAGGTTTCCCGTGCGCTAGGCAATCTAAACACGCCCAACCCTAAACCACGCACTGAACTGACAAATGTAAGCGTTGATGCGCAGAAGATGGCTGAGATCATGTTCAAGTATCAGCG